TGTGATTTTGGTCTGCAATGAAGGTTGCAGTCCATTCAGCAAATGTTCTATCGCCAGGCAATTTGATTCTACGACCTCTATAAGGAACTTCAACCACACCAAGTGTTAGACCTGGTACCGCACCACCCTTACAAAGGATGGTGTGGTTTGGAAGTTGAACTCCTGTTGGAGGAGTAATTGTAACATTAAATAAATTTGGGCGAGATCCACTTGCCAGATTTGTTTTGAATGTTGATACAGAAAATGACATTTTTATGGCTCCCGTTTAAGATACAGTAAAGTAGTCGTAGACCCAAGTTACAGTAAACTCTTCGATTGCGTCTGTTGAATCATATGATAGATCAATTGTTGAAATATCGCTGATGAAACAGTTTTGCAATTTGTAAGTTCTAACTGCACTACTATCTTGACCAAGTTGTTTTACTGTAACTGTGGTAAGTTGAGCATTTCTATTACCTAGAGTTGCTGAACCAAAGTTTGAGCCAACAAAAAGTTTCTGATAGTTTTCTAATGCAGTTCTAGCCTTGAAGTCTTTGTCATTGATGACGGTGGTTGTCCATTCTGCGAAAGTGCGATCACCAGCAAGTTTATATCTTCTACCACCAATTTGTGGAACTTCAATGATACCAACTGTTGAACCTGGGAGTGCCGCACCTTTACACAAGACTGATAATCTTGTTTGCTCACTTGGACCACCAGCAAATTCTACTTCAAAGAGATTAGGGCGGACACCCACCCCAATCGCAGTTTTGATTTGATCTAGTGTATGAATTGGCATTCTATTCCCCTTTTTCTTTTATCGTTTTATTCTATTTAGGCACCAAGTTCATTGAAAGAGATAGAACCTCTTACAGAAACAAAGTTAAGTTGAATAAAGTTGACAGAAGAAGTTGGGCGAACATAAATGTCGCAAATGAATTCATTCGCATTCACTACGCTATCTGGATTGTTTGTTTCATCGCAGACAATACGGAAGTCTGTAATACCACGCTGAGCCTGAACATCACGGAGATATGGCTCGATAGTATTGATGAATCCAGTACGAGTTGCTTGATTATTCTCATCAAAGAGAACATTACCAGCAAAGTCGCCAATTGTTTTCTGAAGTTCGATAAACAATCTACGAACATTAATGCGATTGAAAGATGTTCCTCTGACAACAAATGTCTTGTCACCAAATAGAACAGTACCTTTTCCAGTCTGACTGAAGATTGGATTGATAGATGCTTTGTAAAGAAGATCACGCTCTGCTTCGTTTGGATTCCAAGCAAGTTTTGTCACATTCAAGAATGTGCCTTTTGTGTAGCCTGCTGGAGAGTTCCATGGTGCAAGGTTGAAATCTGTTCTTGCCATAACACCAGCGGTGTCTGCGTTACATGGTACATAAACATATGTGTCATTGTACTTGTCATACTGGTATTTCCAGTTAGAATCAAAGACAACATATGTAGACTTAGTAACAGTATCAGCAAAACCTGTGATATTTGTAACTTCGCTACCTGCTTGGTTAACAACATCAGCGTACTCTGGAGATACGCAAACCATAGTGTCTTTTCTTGCTTCTGCAATATCAGCAATAACAGTATTGATAACTGTAGCACTTACTGCGCCCATTGGCATTAGATTGATTGCAATGTTTGCTTTGTTAGCAAAGATGTTGAAAGCGGCAATCTTTTGTGTATCAGTTGGTGCAACACCATCTGAACCACCAGCAAGACGATAAGAAACTGGAGCAACTGGAGAGTTTGTAGAACCTGTGTAATCAACTGCGGTGTTGCCACCCCAATTTGTGCCGTTCTCATGATCCATCCAACGAATCCACTCTGAACCGTTTGAAACTACATCTTTGTAGTAGTTAGATGCGCCAGTATCAGTCTTTGCGCCGCTTGCTTTAGAAACTTGTTGGAATTTCTCAAGAAGTGTTCCAGCAACGCCTGTGATTGTACCACCCTTATCAACAACAACAATGTGCATTTCATCGCCTGAACCACCACGATCAGAAACATATGTTGATGTACCTGGTGCAGAATCAAACTGACCAAAGTATTCCCAACGGCGTGTTACTGTAGCACCTGTAGCACCAGTAATGTGTGCTGATTCAAGTGTTAGATAGTCTGCGTTTGTAACTGAAGCGACTTTGATTGAACGACCAGCAATAACTAGAAGATCGCCAACATTGACTTCGGTGTTTGCTGAGCCTGATGTACCAACAACGGCAGTACCACCAGCGGCAACAGTCCAAGTGCCTGTAAGAGTTGACTGCCATGCGGCTGAAGAAGCGCAAGTTGAAACTTGAATTGAGTTACCTAGTGCGCCAGCGTATTTGGCTGCCCATGGACCAACATCGCCTGAACCTGATGAGTAAGATGCATCCCAAACATCATCGTTCTTAATGAGAAGACCTTCGCCAGCACTACCGCCACCAGTTGAATCTTCGGCTGTAGCGTTGAGTGCGTTTGTGCAATCTTGACGAACAACATAAAGATTTGGTGAGTAAGAAATGTAGTTAGCGGCAGTTAAAAAGTCAACAATATTAGTTGCATTTGGTGTACCAAATTTTGATACGAGTTCGGATTCGCTTTGAACTAGGGTTGCTTCTTCAATTGGTCCCCATCTAAAACGACCCGCAGTTCCGCCAGCAGTAGTACCGAGCGTCAACACCACTGGTGGTTGATCGGTCTCAGTAACCTGAATTCCTGGTGAGATTAAATTGATTGCCATTCGTTTTCTCCTTGATTTTTAAGATGTTATATCTTGTCTTTCACTCAACATATCATTCATTATTCTTGTTTTATTTATAAAAAATCATATTTCTGAGGTTTTTCTTCTTCCCAAACTTGACCGGAGCCGTCAACATAAACATTTTCTTGCATACCATCATCAATAATGCCAAATGGAGTGATCTCTTCTTCGATCATTTGAATCTGTTTTTCATAAAGTTCTTTGCGAATATTTATGTTTGTGAGGTCTTTGAAATATGGGTTAGTCGATAGCCAAGAAAATAACACCAATGGCATAACTAAATCGTCATGATATCCTTCATCCGCCTGATAACTATTGCGTTTTTGTATGAATGTTGAAATTTCTGAAATTGTATCCACATCACGAATGAGAAGTTTCTTTTCTTCAACCAAAGATTTGAAGTTTGAACATCCGATTCGTTTGACTTTCTTATCTGTAATAACACCCAATTGAGTTTTACCACCACCAAAACCGCCTGTGACAGACTGACCGTGTGTAGTTCGATTGACAAATACGATATTTTCATATTCATATTCACCATAAAGAATCTCTGCGACCTGCTCTGAAGTATTGATTTCAATTAGCACATAGGCATCATTGAATTCTTTTGCCACTTTGTAGATGATTGATGGATAAAGCAACGGACTAATCTTGTTATCACGATATTTTGCCACTTGTTTGTACGGAACTTCGGTTGCGTCAATGACTGAGAATGCTGAGTAGTCACCCTCAACGCCCTTTGCCGTGTCTGCTACGATAACATAGACACGATTCTTTTCTGCTTTCTCAAACACATCCAGTCCGTCTTTACTGTAGATAGGTGGTGTGGGTGACAACTGACCGATTGTGCCTGCATCAATGAGTGTGAGACTTGAGCCGAGGAAGTTACAGAGAACCTCTTGATTGTATTTTAATTCACCAAGAAGTTTTCTCTGTGTTTCAGCCCATTTCTCATCTCGACCAGGAATTTCCCAATAAGGTATGAACAATGGCACAAATCCATTGCGATTATTTTGTGCATCGTTCCAAAACTTCCAGAAATGATTGTAGCCAAGCGGCGTAGAAGACAATAGAATCTTTGTTGTTTCACCAGCAGAGATTGTAGGATAGACTGCGGTAAAGAATTCTTCGGCTAGATTGTTCGGTATGATTGCAGTTTCGTCAACATACAATAAGTTTACGGATTTACCACGAATACCTGCTCTGCTTGTTGCGGCAGTAAAGACAATTGAACCATTCTCTAGCGCAATGTCACCTTTGTTCCATGTAGTGACACCTTGTTGCAACCAGATGGGTAGATTCTCATACATTAACTGATAACGATAAAGCACCTCTCTAGCGGCTGATGCTTTGTTTGCAAGAATCGCTACAGTTTTGCTACCTTGAAAGAGTGTGTACCAAAGAATGTATGCGGCTGAGGTTGTTGTTTTACCTTGCTGGCGCCCTTCCATGAGAATGACTTTACGATTCTCATGAATGATGTTTACTTTTTTCTTTTGGCAATCGTAAAGTTTGAATGGCTGAAGCCCGTGATCAAGTGTGACAATTTTGCAGTACGATTCAATAAAGTAAATTGGGTCAGCCGCACACTTTAGATACTCTTGAATCTGTTCTTCAGTAAATTGAAGAGTAACTCCTGCGGCTTTAAGATGTACATTTCCTAGATATTGTTTGCTCATTGTTTGTTAATCAATTTTTGTAACTCTGCGGTGCTACCCACAAAGAGTGCATTTTGAATTTGAGTGCCGCCACTCTTTTCTTCTTTTTCTGTTTTTAATTCTTTTGACTTCTTTGCAAGATCAAGTAAGTCTTTATTTGTATCAGCCAATGTCTTGATTAGTTGGCCAACAACCTCATAAGTTCGTGCTGATTCGCCTTCTTTAGCCAGAAAGAGAATGTTCTCCATTGCTTCTTTGCCATTCTCAATCAACCCTTTGAGATTGTTTCGTGCATACTCATAGTCATCCGTACCATCAATAACTGTATCTTTTTTGATTGCTGGCGCAACTGGTTTTGCTACAATCTCTGTAGGCGTCACATCTAGCACATCGCTAATTTTTTCGTCAATGGTCTTTTTCATTATTCTGGTCTTGTAATTGTGAACACGGGATCGGTTGCTTCAAAACCATCAAAGAGATTGACGGTTGC